TCAGTCCTTTGCGCGGGACGATTGGCTAACCTCCGGTTGAAGGTTAGCCAATTCCCACCTGGAGACGGCCTGAATGGCCTGGGTCGCCATGGCCTTCTGGTCAGCGCCGGCGGTGTAGATCGCCACTTCGGAATCGCCGGACCAACCGCCTGCCGCCTTCAATCCCTGCTGGCTGATGCCCAAGTCTGCCGCCCGGCGGGCGGCTGCTTTCCTGAGGCCGTGGGCCGTGCAGTGGGGCAGGCCGGCGGCATCGCACCAGTCCCGCACGCGGTTGCCGAAGCCTGCAGCTGTGAACGGGTTCCCGGCCTCTGTGATCAGGTAGGTGCGGATGCCTGTTTTCGGCATGGCGCGGATCGCATCGAGCAGCTGCGGCGCGGCTGGCAGCCACAGGCACTTCTTCGTTTTCCCCTGCCGATACTGGATCTGCCCTTCGCGGATGTGCTGGGGGCCGAACAGGCGGGCATCCCCCCGCCGCTGGAAGGTCCACAGCATGATCTCCAGCGCCAGGCGCGCGGTGGTGCCAAGCGGGTGGTGCGCGCGGTACTGGGCGATCTCATCCTCAGTCCAGCTGTGATAGCCGCCCGTTTTCGGCACCTTCACCTTATCGGCCAGCGCCACCGGGTTTTCCGAGATCCAGCCCAGCTTCACCGCGTAGGCGAACAGGCGCAGCAGCTGCTTCCTGAGGCTGTGGGCCGCGACGGGGCCGCCCAGCAGGCGCCCCTTTGGCCCGGGGCGCTTTTCCATCTTCCGCGCGATGATGCGTTCGATGTGATCCCAGCGAAAATTCCCGACCATGTCTTTGCCGAATTCCGCCACGAACGGATCGAGAATCAGGCGGCGCCGGTGCCGGTCAGCCTCTGATGTGCCGAGGTGGTTCGGGCTGGAATAGTAGCGCGACGCCAGATCCGCGACGGATCGCGGGATGGCGCGCCCTTCGCCGGGGCTGATCCGGGCGCCGGCCTCCGCCTGCTTCAGCTCGGCGGCGAAACCCGGCGTATCTGGCGGCGTGGTGAAATAATAGGTGGGATGCCCCGCCTTGCGCCAGCGCCAGCGGACCTTGCCATGCCGATCCGTGAAAGAGCTGACGTTGGGGTAGCGGCGCTTCTTAGGTGTTCGCATCTTCCAGCAGCCTGTCCAGCGGGTTCCTGAGGCCATCGGGCTGCGTGCTGTCTGTGAAAATCAGGCGCATCTCGCCAGTCGGCTCGAGCACAATCTGCGCCGGGTTCATGCCGGCCGCAACTGCTGCCTTCAGTGCGCGGGCCATATCGGCCTGGCGAAACCGGGCGCGCCGTTGGGCGGCGGGCATCAAGCCGCCCTCGGTTCGTCGAGCGCCGCCAGCACGGCCTTGCCGAGGGCTGTCAGGCTCAGGCGGCCGTTGTCGAAATCGGCCAGGCCGGAGAAGACCAGGTGGATATCAGCGCCCATGTCGCCGCAGGATGATCTGCGATCGGGCCGGGCGTGGTATCGCAGCGCGCGCTGGGCCGGTGCGCCGAGCGTCAGCGCGATGGATGCGGGGTCAGCCATTGGTGGGCGGATCCTTTGCCGAGAACTTCGCCCGATAGGCAGTGTGGAGGGCCTGGGCGGCTTCCGCCGTATGGCGGAGGGCTTCCTCAACCTCTGGGCGGCAGGTGCGGGGGCTGCCGTGGTGCCGGCTGATGCTGTCCGCCAGCTGCTCCAGATCGATCATCAGCCAGTCGAGGTGGCCGCGAACCTCAAATTCCACGGGGCAGCCGTTCCGGCTGTTCGCCTGATCCACCATCCGCAGCAGCAGCTGGCGCAGGGCCTTCAGCGGGGCCTGCATGGCCGGCGGCAGGCGCAGCCGGGGTTGCGCGGGATCGGCGGCGGAGGGGGAGGGCGCCTGCGCGTTCATGGCAGGAACAGCAGCAGGAACGGGATGGCGAACACGGCGACCATGCCGCACAGGCTGCCCAGCAGCGCCTCCGGGCGGCGGCCGGCCGGGCGAAGGCAGCGGCGCAGCGCGTTCATCGCAGCACCGCCAGCGTCAGCGCGGCGAGGCCGCCACCGATGAGGATGCCCCACAGCAGATCGCCCGCGGTGAGGGGGCCGGGGTGCGGCGCATCGGGGCGATCGAACGGGGGCACGGGTTCCGGTTCCGCCGGGTTCACGAATTCGCCGGTGCGGGGATCATGATCCGTCATCACCAGCCCCCGCCGACGTGCGGCACGACGATGGTGACGAAGACGAGGAACACGGCGAACCAGGCGAACAGGCGTGTGAGTTCTTCGAACTCCTGCCGACGCCGGCGGCCGATCCTGTCAGCCTGAAGCCGCGTGAGATCGTGATAGCGGTGGTTCATCGTGTGGCCTCCCATCCTGCGCCCCGGCTGGGGTTGATGGGAGCTTATGATACGATAAATTCGTATTCGTCAAACGAAAATATCGTAGCCATGCACTACACCATTGGTTACACTGCGCTCGCGCTGCGACCAATGGTTGCCGCAGCCAGCCAAGGACGCATCAATGAATCTGACTCCACTTCGGTTGCCGCCTGCGCCAGTGTCGCCGCGAAAGGGCGGTTGCGTATGGGCACAAAAAGAATCTGGGGCCGGGTATTTGCGCCATTCGGCGCGCTGGCGCTGCTGGTGATCAGCGCGAATGTGGAGCGATGGCTCGTGGCCAACGGCTATGACGGCTGGCTGGTTGCCTTGCTCGAAGCCGGTTGGCCCGAAGATGCCCTGTTCTTCGGACTTCTGCTGCTGCAATTGGCAGCACTCTATCTGCTGCTGATCGGGCTTCTTCCCGTGTGGGACTGGATCTGGCCGAAGATCGACCGACGGATCAATCGACAGCAACACCAAAAAGCCGAGCTTCTGAGAAGCATCATGGCTTCCCGTGTTGAGCTTATATCGAGCGGCGCGATCAGTGCGACAATCGTCTGCTTCCGGAAGCTAGAAGAAGCGGGATTCGGCATCCCGGTTGAAGGCGTGAACCCTGACCGCGCGCTATGGTATTTGGAGATGCTATCGGCACATATCGAGGCTTTTGGAGTGGAGGTGGCGCGGGATGAGAGCGCCAAATTTGCCGCTCACGCGGTGAGGTCGAATGGGCAAAATATCCCGGATTGGCGCTGAATCCGCCTCAGCACCAAATCGGATGCGGCCATGAAGCGGAATGGGCAACTCCCGTGCCGGCGCGGCCCGGTCAAGACGAAGGCGCGGGCCCCCGATATCAGGGACCTGCACGACGGGCTGAGGGATTGGACGGTTGGCGACGCCAAGCTGCGCGCATAAAGTCGGAGATAGAGAATCATCCCGACACGCGCACGTCGGAGCGATGGAAGGTCAGGACCTCTTGGGCATGCTGCAACTGGCGAAGCGCGATGATGGGCCGGCTGTGGCGCCGATTTCGCCGGCGCTGGAGCTCGGCGCGTATGAAGCGCTGTGGCTTCAGCAGGGTGCCAGCTTCAAGAGCCTCGCCGAACGCTTTGCACGCGACCCGGCCGCGCTCCCGTCCGATCTGGTGCCGCATGACGTCGCAACCGCCACGGCCGAACAGGTGCTCGAGCATCTGTCGCGCCGGAACGTCGGACGGTTCGGCATCAGGATCAACCACGCTGCCGACTATCCCGAAAAGCTCCGGCACGCGCGGCATCCAGTCGAGATGCTCTACTATCAAGGTGTCTGGGAGTTGACGGAAACGCGATGCGTCTCAATCGTCGGTAGCAGGGCCGCATCGCCAGAGGGCCGCCGGAGGGCGCAACAGATTGCCCGGGATCTGGTCGCAAACGACTTCACGATCGTTTCAGGCCTAGCGACCGGCATAGACGCCTCGGCCCATTTAGCGGCAATGCACCATGGCGGACGGACCATCGCCGTCATCGGGACACCTCTGGGGGATTACTACCCGCGCGAGAACCGGCCGCTGCAGGATGAGATCGCCCGCAACCATCTCCTGATCTCGCAGGTGCCCGTTCTTCGCTACGCGCTGCAGTCGATCGTGCACAATCGCTTGTTCTTTCCCGAACGCAACGTGACGATGAGCGCCCTTACCGAAGCCACGATCATCGTCGAGGCAAGCGACACGTCCGGAACGTTGACGCAGGCGAGGGCGGCGCTGCACCAGGGCCGGAAGCTGTTCATTCTCGACTCCTGCTTCCAGCGAACGGACATCAGCTGGCCGGAGCGGTTTGCCAAGCAGGGTGCGGTCCGCGTCCGAACCATGGACGACATCTGGGCCCATCTTGAGTAAGCCCCGACTTCAGAAGATCGATGCGTCAAACCTCGTCGACCATAGCCGTCTGACGAATGCCGACGAGTGCTACTTCCTGCGCGAATACACGGCCAGGGGCGGCTACACCGCGAGCGAAACCAACGACCTGATCTCCAACCTGAAGAAGGTTCCCGGTGTCGCCAGCCAAGGCGAGCTCCATTGGAAGGAGAAGGCGGTCCGCCGGTTTGCCGACGAATTGACAGGCGCGCTTTCGGAAGGCTGGCGCACAGGCGCCACATTCGTCCCGATTCCGGGATCGAAGGCAAGATCGGACCCGCATTACGACAACCGGATGGAGCGGGTGTGCCGCGCCATCACGGGAGCGCTGGATGTGCGGATGCTCGTGCGGGCCCGCTACAATACAACCACTTCGCACAAGGCCGGCGACGGCAATAGGGCGTCAGTTGAAGAGCTCGCCGCGGCGTTCGAAATCGACGAAGCCCTGGCCGCGCCGACGCCGTCCCGGATCTTCATTGTCGACGATGTCCTGACGGTTGGGAATCATTTTCGGGCGATGTCGGATCTGCTGCGCAGGCGGTTTCCAGAAGCGCGACTGGTGGGCATTTTTCTTGCCCGCACGGTCAGGCCGGTTGCCAGTTTCGAGTACTTGGATTTCTGAAAAGCTGAGCGCGGCATCGGCCCGATTGTGGTGACGGCGCCCCTACCGGTCGGCTGAGCGCGGTGGTGCGGAGGAGGTCTGCTCAAGGCGCCGGAGGCTCTCCTCGATGTTGGTCAAGCGCGCGTCCATCCCACTCATTCGTACTTCGACATTGCCGAGCTTCGTGTCGACGACCCTGATGTCCCCGCGCATTTCCCGTTGATCGAGTGCGATCTGCTGAAGCGGGCTGTTGAGCGTCAAGAAGCCGGTAAGCCCGCCGCCAAGCAACGCTATGAAGCCGGCCGCCATCCACTGCTGCAAGGTACGGATGTCGGATCGCAGCTCGGAAAGCCGAGTTTCGACTGTCTCGCGCCAAGCCGTCATGTCGTCTCCGCCTCCGTCGCCGTCGCCGTCGCCCATCTTGGGGCCAACTACACTGGTCCCGGTAACGGCAGCAAAGGTAAGCCCTGCTGATTGCGGACGCAATACATGGACATTGCCGCTCTCAGGCATATGCTTTTGCCTTCAGACCCAGCATCTGGGCGACCATGGCTGCAGACGACTCCCCAGCCTGCACGAGTGATCCAAGGAACTCGGCGGTCCGAAGTGCCGGCCCCTCGAGCACGAAGACGCATTCGATAAGGTCACAATCGCGCAACGTCGGTAGCGGCCCCCCCGCATAAACCAGGCGACAGCGTAGCAGGGTCTTCTTCTCGAGCACCGCATCGTCGAGTTGGATCGCCTGGTTCTCGACGACTGTGTTGCCGGGACGCCCCGCTCTCTCTTCTTTCGAATTGTCCATGGCGTATCCTTCGCGCTCACATGCATCCGCTCAGCGGCTGATCGTCTCGCCGACGGTCGAGTAGGTGAGCTCCCAGCTGGCCTGCAGCAGATTGCCGCCGCCGCATTTCGATGACAGGGCGGTCAGCACGGTATCGGCGCAGCGGGCGCCAACCGCAGAATTGCCCTTCAGTACCACCCGATTCCAGGTCATTCCGCTTTCGACCTTTCCCCACATTTCGGCAGCGCTGGCCACAGAAGGGAGCGCCGCTGATGCCGAAACAGCAGCAATCACAAGCGCAAATGCTGACCTCATCTGACACACTCCCCCTCAAAGGCCTACTGGCACTCGCATTGACTTGTTCCGCATTTGTTCCACTATGGCCCGCCCCAACGGTTGGCGGTCTCTAGGTCAATGGCCACGAAGCGCACACATACCCCCTAACTAATCCACAGAAATCAAACCGGTTTCAACGTGGGGACATTGAATCGTTCCCGTTCCGTTCGCACCATGGCCGCCTTGGGGAGGTGGTTGAATGGCGTTTCACTGTGACGAGGGTTGCCCGGTGTGCATCACTTGCTGTCCCTCGCTTCTGGCGATGGAGCGGGCAGAGCGGGCGCGCTGGGAGGCCGCCGCTGACCCATGCGAAAAAGCGCGCCTTCAAGCGCAGCTGGAAAATGTTCGGCAAGCACTCGCGCGAGTGAATCCCCATCACCCGCTGGCAGGTCGGCCTGTTCAAGAATCGCTTGGAACGCCTCGGCCAATACGTCTGCACTAGGCAGTGTCACAGGCAGAAGAACGGTTGGCTGCTGATTTCCAGACAGATCGACTGGCTCGCCAGTTATCCCGGCGAGAGCTAGCACCTTGGCCGGATCAACGCCGCGTTTAGAATAAATTTGCGCGAGACGTGTTGCATAAGTCACCGGCAGAAGCGGCCCCTTGAATTTGGCCGGATCCTCCTTCGACGCATAGGTGGTCTTCGCCACGCCAAGTGCCTGCGCGACTTCTGGCTGGCTCATCCCGGCTTCTTCACGAAGTCGCTTCAGCTTGGCGTTAATCGTCTCCACGCCGAGAGTCCTATACGAAAAAGTCGCACCCGCGGGATACGATTTTATCGTTGCAAGAGATACGAAAAGTTCGTAGTTCTCGGTTGTCATGCATCAGCCAGTCACACTGTTCGATCATTTCGGCGGCGTTCGCCGCCTTGCCATGGAGCTGGGCGAACCACTCACTACAGTGCAAAGCTGGAAGTCGGCTGGCCGTATTCCGGCAGCCAAGCAGCCATCTGTGCTGGCGGCGGCCAAGCGTCTCCGCCTCTCAGTTAGGGCGGAAGATATCATCTTCCCGATGGGGGGTGAGGGTTCGGGCCAAGCGGGCGAGGGAGCTGCTGGTTGCGCCCCCGCCCGCGGTCTTTCATCGGACGGGCCGGAAACGGCCAACCCTGACGCCGATACGCCCGCCGATCCTGATGTGCTGCCCCAGCTGCCCATGGGGGGCGAGGATGCCGCGGCGGCGGCCGACTGTCAGCGGGAAACGGCGGCTGCCGTTCCCGCCGCCGAACCCTTCAACCCCGGAAAGGCCGCCTGATGGCGCGGCCCGTCACCCCTGCCGCGTTGCGGCTGAAGCGCGCCACGAAGCTGGCGGTGCAGGCCGCCGGCGGGCTGGAGGAGTGCGCCTGCGCGACCGGGCTTTCCACCAGTCAGATATCACGCTGCTGCCAGGCCGATGCGCCCGACAGCCTGACCATCCGCGATGCGGAGGTGATCGACAGCCTTTCGCAGACGCACTTTCCGTACATCCTGAACGAATGGGCCCGGCTGGCCGGCCATGTGCTGGTGCGCCTGCCGCAGGGCCCGGCCGAATATCAGGCGCTGGTGCACGGGATCGTGCAGCTTTCCACCGAGCTGGGCGACGTGGCCCGCAGCGTTTCCGACGCGCTTTCGGACGGGGCCTGCACCCCGCGCGAGGCGCAGCGCGCGCTGGACGAACTGACCGAACTGGAAACCGCCAGCGCCCGCCTGCGCGGGCACCTGATGGCGATCGCCTATCCGGGGGTTTCGGCATGACCGGCGGGCAGGTGTGCGACCGGATGCAGGGCGCCCGGCGGCTGAACAACGGGGCCATCCCCTGGGCCTTCACCGATCTGGTGGCGGCGGCGCTGCAGTGCCTGCCATCGGGCGCGCCCCGGCTGATGAACGCGCCGCATCTGCGGCAGGCGCTGCGGCAGGCGCTGGACGGCGCGGCGGATGCCGGGGCCGCCTGCTGGCCGGAGCCGGCGCGGGCCCTGTTCGAGCGGCTGCGCGAAATCGCGGAGGATGCGGTGCCCGTGCTGCCGGCCGGCCTGATCGGCCCGGCGCTGGATGTGGTGTGGCCCACGCCGGCCACCGGAAAACCGGCCTGGTTGCGCCGGGCCGACTGCGGAGAGGGCGAATGAGCCGGACGTTCGAGCCGAAGCTGGCATCGGTGCGCGGCTGTGAGGCGCGGCTGTGCGCCGCCCCGGAATTCAGCCGCTGGCTGGATAAATCGAAGCCGGGCGACCGGATCGTGTATGCCGAGGCGCAGTGGCTGCCGAAGGAAGTGGCCGCCCCGGTGCTGGGGCTGGTGCGCGCCGGGCATGATGCCGGATCCGTGCTGCTGGTGCAGCAGCGGCTGGCGCCGGGCTGGTTCCGCTATATCGCGGTTCGGCGCCAGCTGAGGCTGCGCCCGATCACCCGGTTCACGGCGCGGGGGGCGGCATGACGGCATCCCCCCGGAACGCCCCGGTTTCGCTGGGCACCTTCTTCGCCCAGCGCGCGCGGGCGGCGATGAAGGCCGCCTATGATGCCGAGCAGGCGGCCCGCGAGTTTCGCGCGACCGATGCGTTCGAGCAGGCCTGCACCTTCCTGCGCACGCGCGGCTTCGCGGTGTTCCGCGCCCCGGCCGCGCCCGGCGAAGAGCCGCGCTGGTGCGTGGGATCGAAGCGGCTGACCCGCGACGAGCTGATGGCGATGGCCGCGCGGAAGCGTGGCGAGGGCGCGCGCAACCTGCCGCGCCCGGTGACGATCACAGGAGAAGCCCCGATGGCGATTGTTTCCACCGTTCGTGAGCGGGCCGCGCCTGAGCCGGCCGAGGACAAGTATCGCGGCATCGGCGCGGACGTGGTGCTGGAATGGCTGCAGGCGCTTCGGCCGCATTTCGCATCCACCGCAGAGTTCGCGCTGGCGCTGCGCGTGCCTGCCACCTCTCTCTCGCTGGCGCTGAATGGGCGGCAATCGCCCACGGCCGCCATGGTGGCGGCGCTGTTCGGGCCCAGGGGCAGCGAGATCCTGCCCCGCTGGATGGAACTGATCGCCGGCGGCCCGGTGGAGTTGCCGCCCCCGGGATCGGCGGCAGAGGAAGAAGCGCCGCCCTTGGGATCGGCGGCTGAAGAGGAAGCGCCGCCCCCGGATGGGGCGGGTGAACAGGATTCCGCGGACGTGGGCGATGCAGGGTCGGAAGCCGTCATGCCCGCCGCCGTGGATATGGGGGCCGGTGACCTGCCACCGCCTGCGCCGGCCCCCGAACAGATTGCAGGTTCGCCGCCACCCCATGAGGCGGCGGAACCGGGGGCGGGTGGCCATGCTCATTCTCTGCCCGCCCCCGCAGAGGGTCCGGCCGCGCCGATGGACGCGGCGGATTATCGCCCCTGGTCGAAGCTGGAGGACCGCGACCTGGTCGCCATCCTGCGCGGCAAGCTGGCCGGCGTGCGCGAAGAGATCGAGGCGCTGGTGGCGGAGGAGGCCGCGCTGAAGCAGCGCCTGCACGATCTGAACAGGTGGGCGATCGCCCTGGACGTGCGCGCAGACGCGCTGCGCGCCGCGATCGCGGAATTCGCGGCTGAAGAGGAACCGCCGCGCCCGGAATTCGCGGCTGATCAGGAAGGAGAGGAAGATGGCTGCTGAGACGATCAATATCACGACCCGATGCGTAGGGATTGCGTGGGATGTGGCGGCTGCAGCCTTTGATTCGCCGGATGATCCCGGCGGTGTTCTGGGTGTGGAAATTACGGACCTCGGTGGGCATCTTCGTGCCCCGGCCATCGGTATCTTCGTTTCGATGGAGGGCAACGGGCGAAAGGCCTTTCTGAGCGCCAGCCAGGCACGCGAATGCGCAGCTGAGCTTCTGGCCTTTGCCGACCTTCTGGATGCCGGCGCAACCACGGCGGCCGTGCAATGAGCCGGGCCCTGCCAGCGCCGGGGCTGCCGGAACGGCTGCGGGACGGCGCCGCCAGCGAGGAGGACCGCAGCTGGGCCGTGCGCCGGCTGGGCGTGCTGGAAGAAATGGTGCCGCTGGGCCTGAGCCGGGAACAGGAATGGGAATTGTTCGGCCTGCGGCTGCTGCTGAAGGCCGCGGCCTCTGCCGACAGTGAAGAGGGGGCCGACTGATGGCTGGCAGCGTGAACAAGGTGATCCTGATCGGCCATCTGGGGGCCGACCCCGAGGTGAAGAGCTTCCCATCCGGCGGGCAGGTGGCGAACTTTCGGCTGGCGACCAGCGAAAGCTGGACGGACCGCGCCACCAACGCGCGCAAGGAACGCACCGAGTGGCATTCGGTGGTGGTGACGAACGAAGCGCTGGTGAGCGTGGTGCAGAAGTATCTGCGAAAGGGCAGCAAGGCCTATGTCGAGGGCCAGCTGCGCACCCGCAAGTGGCAGGATCGCGACGGGCAGGATCGCTACACCACCGAAGTGGTGGTGGGCGGCTATCGCGGGCAGCTGGTGCTTCTAGACCGGGCCGAGGGCGGGCCGGGCCGCGCCGGGGCGGGTTCCGCCGCCGATTACGAAGGGCCGGGCAGCGGCGCCGCGCCCCCGGCCGGCGGGCAGGGCGGCTTCCACGACCTGGATGATGACGTGCCCTTTTGAGGGGGCGCCGCCGGCCCTGTGATCCTTCCTGAAAGTCTTCCGACCCGTGCCTGATTTCCTTCCCTTCCTGCCCCCTGCGCGCCGCCTGCGCGCGGGAGAGCTTCCATGAGCGACAGCCCGATCCTTCAGGCGGCGCTGGCCTATGCCACCAAGGGCTGGCCGGTGTTTCCATGCCGGGCCGACACCAAGGCGCCGCTGATCAAGGCCTGGCAGCGCAATGCCAGCACCGATGCCGCGCAGATCCGCAACTGGTGGGGCAGCTGGCCCGCCGCGATGATCGGGTTGCCGCTGGGCGGCGCCACGGGCCTGTTCGCGCTGGATTTCGACCCGCGCCAGGAGATCGACGGGGAAACCGGCGAAGTCACGCAGTTCACCTATGCCCAGCTGAAGGCCGAGACCGAGGCCATGATCGGCGGCGAGCTTCCGCCAACCGCCGCGAGCCGGACGCCATCCGGCGGGTTCCACATCTTCTATCGTCAGCCGGCGGATTCCGGCGGCGAGATCCGCAATCGGGGCAACCTGCCGGCGCATGTGGATGTGCGAGGGCAGGGCGGCTATGTGATCGCGCCGCCCTCGGTTCGGGCCGACGGCGCCGCCTACCGTTGGGTGGAGCGGCGCGACCCGCAGGCCTGCCCGCCGGCCGAAGCCCCGGCCGCGCTGATCGAGCTGCTGCGCGCCGGCAAATCGGCCCCGGCCGGACCGGCCAGGGAACTCACCGAATCCGGCAATGGTGCCAACGGGATATGGGTGGCCGGGGCCGCGAAGGGACTCAGCGCCAGCGAGGCCGTGCGCCGCTATGGCCTGTCCGCGCTGGATGCGGAGGCTGAGGCGCTGCGGCGGATGGGGCGCGGCGGCCGGAACAAGGCGCTGAACATCGCGGCCGTGAAGCTGGGCAGCCTGGTGGCGGCCGGCGCGCTTTCGGAAGGCGTGGTGCGCGCCGCCCTGCTGGACGCCTGCCACGGCAACGGGCTGGCCGGCGAGGATGGCGCGCGCGCCTGCGAGGCGACGATCGACAGCGGGCTGAAGCATGGCCGCGAAAACCCGCGCGACCTGCGCGACATCGAGGCCGAGGCGGAGCGCCGCGCCGGCCGCGTGGGAGGCCCGGCCCGCCGCCCGGCGGCCGAAGGCCGCGCAACGGGCGGGGCAGCGGGCCGAACGTCGGCGCCGCCGGCGCCGGCCGCATCGTCTGACGAAGGCGCGGCTTCGGCTGCCCGGCCTCCCGCCCCCTCCGACTGGTCGGACGAATTCAGACCCTCCCATATGGGAGTGGTGCGCAAAAGGGGGCGGCTGTGGGGGCCCCGGGGGGAAGACGGGCGGCGGCGCTGGGATTGGCAGTGGGCGCGGGAAATCGCCGATGTGGCGCGGCAGCTGCGGTGCATCGGCTTTCCGCTGACTGACTTGGGCAATGCGGAACGGTTCGCGGCCCGGCATGGCTGGCGGTTCCGCTATACCGAGATGCGGGGCTGGTTCTGCTGGGATGGCCGGCGCTGGGTGCGCGAGGGGGCCGAAGCCGCCCTGCTGAAGGCGGCGCAGGATACGGTGCGCGCGATCCAGTGGGAGGCCAAGTTCATCGCCGAGAGTGGCGTGCAGGTTCCGTCCGGCGTTCGTTTCCAGGACGATGGCGACTTGTCTGCGGTCGGCCGGGCCCTGGAATTCGAAGGGCGGCGGATGGATGATCCAGACGCCCCCGGGCTGGATGAATTCATCGAGTATAAGAACGGACGGACGCGCTGCCGTTCCGACCGGCATTCCAGCTGGGGGCGGGCGAGCGAGGCGGCCGGCAAGATCGCGGCGATTCCCCAGCTGCTGAAGGGCCTGCCGGGCATCACGGTGAAGACCGATGTGTTCGATCGGCACCCGATGGTGTTCAACGTGCTGAACGGCGCGCTGCATTTCGAGCGCGGGCCGGATGGCCCCCGCCTGGTGAAGCGGCGGCACGACCCCGAGCTGCTGCTGACGAAGCTGGCCGCGGTGATTTACGACCCGCGCGCGGACTGCCCGGTTTATGACGCCTTCCTGGGCCGGGTGCAGCCCGACCCCGAGATCCGCCGCTTCCTGCACGCCTGGGCCGGTTACAACCTGACCGGCGACGTGGGCCAGCAATGCTTCGTGATCCTGCACGGCGCGAAGGGCGCCAACGGGAAGAGCACCTGGGAGAAGCTGCGCAGCGACCTGATGGGCGACTATTCGCTGTCGGTGAAGATCGAGACCTTCCTGAACAGCGACAAGAAGGGCAGCGGCACCGAGGCCAGCCCGGATATCGCCCGGCTGCCGGGCGCGCGGCATGTGCAGACATCGGAGCCCGGGCAGCAGGCGGCCTTCGCCGAAGACCTGATCAAGGTGGTGACGGGCAGCGAGCGGATGGTCGCGCGGCAGCTGCACAAGGAATTCTTCGAGTTCGATCCGCAGTTCAAGATCACGGTGCAGTGCAACCGGGAGCCGAAGGCGAGCGATGATCCGGCCTTCTGGCGCCGGGTGAAGAAGGTGCCGTTCGACGTTTCGATCCCCGAGCCCGAGCGCGACGAGCTGCTGGGGCAGAAGATGCTGGCCGAGGCGAGCGGCATTCTGAACCACTTCATCGCCGGCGCGCTGGACTGGATGGCGGGCGGGCTGCCGACGGTGGAACGCATCGTGCAGGCCACCGCCGCCTATCGCGAGCGCAGCGACACGCTGGGCAGCTTCCTGAGGGCCGCCACGCGGCCGGAAGAGGGCGCGACGGTGGGAAGCCACGAGCTGTACACGGTTTACTGCGCCTGGTGCGTCTTCGCGGGCGAAAAGGCGTGGACCCAGAAGGGCTTCAGCAACGCGCTGAACGGCGCCGGGTTCGAGAAGGTGAAGGCCAGCAGCATGCGCTGGCAGGGCCTGCGCCTGACCCGCGACGCCGATGCCTTCGTGATCCGCGACCATGTCGGCGACGGCAAGTTCCATGAGCGCCCGCGGGAGGAAATGGGCCCCGAGATCGAAGGGCTGCCGGCCGTGGCCGAGGGGGGGTCGGCCGCGCGGGAGGGTGATGTTCCCAACCCTCCCGCTGGGGCTGTTCCGCCGGAACTGGATGAGAAGGACTGGCCCGATGCGTGGTGATTTCGCCGCCAACCCTCCCGCTATGGGAGGGTTGGGAGGGTTACGGGAGGTTTGTTCCGGGCGCGCGCGGGAGGGTCAGCCCAAGGGGGAAGTGCGCCAATGGGAGGGTTGGGAGGGTTTCGGCACCTTTTTCCGGTTCATGTGCGTGCGCGTGCGGGCGCGGGCGCGCATGAGCCTAATATCTTCATAACCCTCCCGTTCCTCCCGTCCCTCCCGTCGACAACATTCCAAGGTAAGGAATAGATAATGAAAACAGGGCTTAAGATAGAGGCTGGCTTTACGGGAGGGTTGATCCGGGCGGAAATGGCGTCTCCCGTCCCTCCCGTGCCGGGCGAGGGCGGCGAGCTGATCGATTTCGTGAGCGTCGAGGCGCGCCTGGTGGAAGCGTTCGACGTGCTGCGCCGCCTGCCGGATCCCGAGCGGCGGTTCCTGCGGACGCGCACCATGGGCCTGTGGGCGGAGGTGCGGCCGGAGCGGGTGGATATCGACGGCGAGGGGCAGGAAGCCCGCCCGGGCGTGACGCGCGGCGAGCTGCGGCGGATGGAAGAGGCGCTTGGCTGGTGCGAATGGCTGGACGGCCCGGCCCGCAAGCTGGTGGGCGCCACCATCAGCAGCCTGCGGGAGGCCGACCAGCAGCCGAACTGGCCGCACATCCGCCGCATCCTGGGCGAAACCCGCACCACGGACGCCCTGCGGATGGCCTATGGCCGCGCACTTTCGCGAATTTGCGGGAAGCTAAACGCCGGTTCTGGCAGGGCTTTTGGATAGTCAAGGCCAGAAATCGACAAAATGCGCGATTTTGTGTGTTCGGATTTGGCCTGTTTTGTGGGATCTAACCGATAGTCTGCCGAGGCGTTCGCCCGCAGCGTCACCCGATTTCAGGGCCGCCCCCCACACCGGAGGGCGGCCTTTTTCGTTCCGCGGCCGACCGCTGGTCAGGCCGCGAGAGGAGTTCACCCGTGGCCGGATCTGAAAAGCCTGCGCTACTGCAATCCACCTCGACCCTGTCGTTCCTGACGCAGCGGCAGGATGGGAACCAGGGAAGCTATATTCCGCCGGTGATCACCCCGACGCCGACGCCCACGCCCACGCCGACTCCGACGCCAAGCCTTTCGGTTTCGGTGACGGGAAGTCTGGCAGAGGGCGGGACGATGACGGTGACGGTGACCGCCAGCGCCACCAGTGCGTCGGCGATGATCTGCGATATCGCCATTTCCGGAGCCGGCGCCAATCCACTGAATGCTGCCGACTTCGGCGGGGCTTTCCCCGCCTGGACAGGCGTGACGATCGCTGCAGGTCAGCTGACCGCCACCCGAACCTTCGCGGCGACAGACGACGCGGACGTTGAGCCTGACGAAACCGGCCGGGTCACTATCAGCAATGCCATCGGCGCCACCATCGGAACCGCCACAGCCGACTTCACCGTGGCGAACAACGACAGCGCCCCGACCAGTTATCCGGCGCCGTATTTCGACACTTTCATCGGCGTTACCCCGGCCGCCAGCTTTGCGGGCCGCCCACTGGAAAGCGGCGGTGTCGTCTGGGAGGACATGAATACAAACGGCCGCGTGGATAACACGCGGATCTCCATCGCCACCAGCGGCATCCTGGCCGGCGCCGCGGTAACGACGACGGCGGTTTCCGAGGTGCACGCCGGCTTCCAGTCCGGCACGGTGAGTGCAACGCCCCGCCGCTGGGCGAGCTTCAAGCTGCGCGACCGGATGGCTGTGAGTTCCGCCAGCGGTCGGCCGTGCCTGATCACCAGCCACCAGCCCTATCCGGCGGCGGCCAGCGACGGCATCCTGATCGTTTCCGGTACTTCACCCGGCGACAGCCCGACGACGATCGGGTTCCGAGAGACGCAGGCCGGGGCCGTGGTGGGTTCGACCATTTCGGTTTCCAATGTGAGCCTGCGTGTCGGTGACGTGCTGACGATGAAGCACGAACAGGGCAGTGGCACGAATGTTGCCACGCTGCTGATGAACGGCCGCCCGCAGGCGCAGAAAACGGGCCTTGTGATCCCGGTGACCGGCAAGACAGCCTTTCGGGGTTGCGGGCCGGTTGACGGGCTGGATGCCATCATCGTTTCGAACCCGGATGTTGACGGCGGCCTGATCGTTGAGGCCCCGGCGCGCGTGCGGGCAGCGACGACGGCCGCCGGAAGCTCCGCCGTGGTGGTGCTGTATGGCGAGTGCGCCGGCGCGGTTCCGGCCACGCTCTATTATAACGCCGTCGACGTCGCCACCGGCGCTGTCATCAGCGGCCATAATGATCAGCCGCTGACAAACCTGACTTCGGCAGGCCTGACCTGGCGCGCGACAACACCGGCAATCCCGGTGCCGGCGACCGGCGCCTATCTCGTGGTGCGCCGGAAGGATATTGAGGGCGGCGGGCAGGCCATCGGCATGACGCCGACGTTCCGGGCCGGAACCGTGGGGGCCTGGACGGGGCAGAGCCTGAACGCTCTGGGGCTGGAAATGGCCTCTGGCGGGTCTGACCCGGTCGCCGGCGACTGTTTCAAGGCCGAGGGCTATTCCGTCAGCAGCGTGGCGATGAGCCGCGTGATGCGGCAGGTTTCGACTGGCGGGGGTGCGACGGCCGCCGCCATCAGCGCGATGCAGTCGGCAGGGCTGACCGGCCCGCACGCCATCGCCATGGCCGCAATCGGAAACACGGTTGTGAAAGCGCGGAACCCGGGCGGGACGCCGGGCCTGTGGGAAGGTGTCGTGGATACCATCCGGCATGTCGGCGGGCGGTTGAGTTATGTGGCCGACAGCAGCGGCGAATATGAAATCGCCAACAGCGCCACCGGCGGATTTTACCCCTCTGGCGGGGTCGAGGCGACGGCGGATTACAAGGCCCAGCTGATCGCGATGATGGACGCGATCGACGCGCTGTCCGGTTCGGCGGTGCCCTGTTCGCTTTCTTACCTGGGCGCGGTGTGGAATGTCACCGACGAGCAGGCGCAGGCGATCCGTCGGAAGCAATGGGAACTGGCGCAGGCGTATCCGACGCGCTTCTTCATCGGCAACAACCCGCTGGATCTGCAGCACAACAGCGCGGACCAGTATCACCTGACCGGCGCCGGGAATATCGAGAAGTTCCGGCGTCATGGCTGGGGCATCGCGAAGATGCTGGGGCTGGCGGCGAATGACCGCACAGGGCCGAAGATGGTGTCGGCAGCCCGCTCTGGCACGGACGTGACGGTGACGTTCGACCTGAACGGGGCCAGCGCTCTGGAGATCACGGGAACGGCCTATGCCAGCGATTTTCGCTGCGGGCTGGATTTCGCCAGCGATGCGGCCTTCACGAGCCCCATCTTCCCGACGAGCGCGACGGTTTCGGGTTCGACTGTGGTGTTCGGGTTCGCCAGCGCGCCAGGGCCGACCTATGTGCGGGCGGCCTGGGGGCGGGAGCCATACGGGCGCGGCGCAGGCGGTTATTCCGGCGTGACGGCGATCCGCGACAATCTGGCTGCGAATGCGGCAGCCATCCGTGGTGTGTTCACCGGCGAGGCGACGAACCCGCCGGTGCAGCCCTACTTTCATTCCTCCGGCAACGACTATGTGGTGGCGAGCTGATGGCGACATTCGACGTATCCGACCGGGCCGGCATCGCGGCGGCAATGCAGGCCGCTTCGTCCGGCGATGTGATCCGTCTGGCGGACGGAGCCTATCCGCTGATCAACATCGGCCGGCCCCGCGCCTTCGATCCGGCGAACCCGCTGGTGATCGAGGCGGCGAACCGGAACGGGGCTGTGCTGGCCGGGCTGGTGCTGAAAGGCTGGGCCGGCCTTACTGTGCGCCGCCTTCGGGTGGCGACCGACACTTCCACCGTGATCGACATCAACGGCTGCAAGGATATCCTGATCGACGATTGCCGGGCGGGGCCTTCGGTGGACAATCGTGACCCGTGGGATAACGGCGGAACTGGCGTTCGTGTTTCCGGCAGCGAGCGGGTGGTGGTGCAGGGCTGCGATGTCAGCGACCTGTATCGCGGAATGGCCGCGACGCGATCCAAGTTCGTCAGCTTTCGCCGGAACCGCCTCTGGCAGATCCGCGAAGGCATCATCTTCGCGGCGATGTTCGACAGCGACATCACCGAAAACGAGTTCAGTGAGTTCTGGCCGCGCTACAACAAGGGCGAGCACCCCGACGCCATCCAGTTCTGGAACAACGGCGAGGAAACGGGCTGCCACCGCTGCGACGTGCGCCGGAACACCATCGTCGCGCTGGGGCAGCGCCCGGTGCAGGGGATTTTCATCACCACCCAGCGCACCGCACCGGAGTATCGGCACTCCAAGATCAGCGTGGCGGAGAACCTGCTGATGTGCGCGGCGAAGTGGGGCATCTGCCTGGGCGGTGTGGACGACGCGCTGGTGGAACTGAACACGGTGCTGGCCACGAACCACAGCGGCAGCGGTTACGACAAGGGGCAGGATGGCGGGCGCACAGGATCAAGCGGCACGCCCTGCATCAGCTTCGGCGATACATCCAACGGGATCTGCCGGAATAATCTGGCGCACTGGTTCGACAAGTCGATGCAGCGGGCAGACGTGGAGTTCTACGGGAACAGGTCGAGCCGGGTTGCCGACCTGCTGAAGGCGGGCTGAGGCCAGAGGGGGGGGGTGGTTTGGGTCCTCCCTGGCCCAAATGCGTATACGGGGTGCAGAGGCTCCGGTCGTGCAATTTTGCTTTGTTTTTCGGATATGCTCTTGTTTTTGTTTCTTTTTGGGTGAGGCATGACGGAATTCGTTTCGCTGGGCGAATTTGCGATTATCGTTGGGGTTTCAGAGCCGACGGTGCGCAAGCGCTTCGCCATGGCGGGCGATGATGCGCCGATCGAGGAGCGGGGCAAGAACGGCGACGCCTACAAAATCCCGACGCAGCGAGCGCTGGCCTGGTGGCGGGCGCAGGATGCGGCGGCGGAAGAGGCGAGGGTTGCCCGCCAGAAACAGATCCAGTCCCTGCAGATGGACTTCCTGGGCGAGGACAGCGCCGCCGTCGATCATGGATTCGAGGGGCTAACGCCTTCGGAGATGGCGGCGCAGCTGGAAGCCGAACTGAAGGCAATCAAGATCGGTGAGTTGAAGGGCGACCTGGTGCGGGTCGCCGATGTGGAACAAGTGGCTGCGGCCTTCATGGGAAAGGTGGCGGAAGCCCTGCAATCGCTGCCGGATCGCCTGAGGAAGCGGATCGAGGTGTCGGCGGACGTGGCCGAGGCGCTGGAGCGCCTGCTGCGCCGGGACCTTAACGAGCTGGCGGACGCGGCCCAGAGGATCGGGATAGAGATCGGTGCGAAGGAGGAGTTTGCCACAGATCCCGCCGTTTAGGCGGGCGGCAGAGATATGGGGCCGTGCGGCCCGGCGCCTGCGCCCACGAGAGCCGATCAGCGTTTCGGACTGGGCGATCCGGCACATGGGCTATGACCCCGACGTTCTGCCCTGGCAGACCGAGATCATGGACGCGCTGGCCGATGGCGACGTGGACCTGATGGGGCCGGCGCAGGCGGGCAAAACAGAGATTGGCCTGGCCTGGTGGGGCTGGACGATCGATCATAGCCCGGCGGATTTCATGATCTGCCAGAGCGACAAGAACCTGATGCACGACCTGGTGCTGCGCCGCCTGCAGCCCATGATCGAGCGGGTGCCGGCGCTGCAGGAATCCCTGCTGACCGGCAATGGGGCCGACAACATCTTCCTGAAGCAGTTTCAGGGGATGATCAGCACTCACATCTGGCCGGTCGCCAGCCAGTTCACGGCGCGGCCGATCGAGCGGGGATGGCTGGACGACTTCGACCAGATCCCGGACGATATCGACGGGCAGGGAAGTGCCCACAAGCTGATGGAAGGCCGGCAGACCTGGTTCGAGGGGAGAAGCCGGACGTTCACCAGTTCGAGCCCGGCCCGGGAGGATGGCAGCGGGATCGAAGCCCGGGTGGCGAGCGGAACGGATGAGCGGCTGTGGCCGGAGTGCCCGCATTGCGGCGATCGCTTCGAGATCCAGTTCGACCAGCAGCTTCGCTACCCGAAGGGCGCGCCGGAACAGGCCGAGGCCGGCGCCTACCTGCTGTGCCCGGCGAACGGATGCATCATCCAGCCTGCGGAGAAGCGGCGGGTGCTGGACAGCCTGACCCGGCTGCCGAACCGCGGATGGGTGCCGCTGAACCCTGCGGCCAGGCGCCGATCCTTCCGGATCGACGGGCTGGTGAACATCCGGAGCTGGGGCAGCCTGGCGAAGGCGCTGCGCGAGGCGGAAATCGCGTGGGAAACACGGCAGGACGAGGGCGAGCTGCGCGCGGTGTGGAACACCAAGGGCGGCAAGAATTATCGCAGCAAGGCTGCCGGTCTGAAGGCGCTGGTAAAGGAGGACCTGGCCGGGCGGCTGGAACCGCAATGGCAGATGGGCACGGTGCCGGCCGGCTGCCGGGTGCTGGTGGCGTCCGTGGACGTCCAGGCGAACCGCTGGGAAGTGATGGTGCGGGGTTTCGGCGAGGGGCTGGAGAGCTGGATCGTCGATCGGTTCGACATCGCGACGCTGGAGGATGGGGTGACGCTGGTGGATCCAGCGATGCACCCGGAACACTGGGCGGTGCTGACGACGCGGGTGGTACAGCGGCGTTACCCGATGGCGCAGGATCCGACGATCCTGGTGCCGATCCTGACAGTGGCGGTGGACACCGGCGGGGAAGCCGGGGTGAGCCAGAATGCGGCCAACTGGTACCGGGCCTGCATCCGGATGGGCATCAGCCGGGACCGGATCACGCTGGTGAAGGGATCAAGCAAGATCCAGGCGCGTCCCGTGATGGCGGCCTGGCTTGACCAGAAGAAAAAGGGCGGGCCCGAGAAACGGGGGGTGCGGCTGTGGACGGTCGACACCCACGCCCTGAAGAATGTGATCGATGTGCGGCTTCGGCGGACGGACCCTGGGCCTGGGGCCATCCACTTCCCGGCCGGATTCGAGATGATCTGGCTGGATGAGCTGACGGCCGAACAGAAGATCAAGGGGCGCTGGGTGAAGATGCGCCCCAGAAACGAGACACTGGACCTGATGGTTTACACCGACGCGGCGCTTCAGCGCCCGCCCTTCGCCCAGACGCGGGCGGATATGGGGTGGGTGCCGGCAGACTTCCGCGTGCCCGTGCTGAGCGGGCCGATGATGGACCTGGAACAGAAAGTGGCTCCGGCGGCGCCTGCCTTCGCCGCCGAGAGCCCCCCGGCTGCGGCGCCGCCCCTTCCTCAGGCGCCGCGGCCGGGCCCACCACGAACGAGCGAAACCCGCCGGCAGACGCCGGCAGACGACTGGATCGGCGCCGGATCAAACTGGCTCTGATCCAGCCACGGAGACGAACATGGCTTTGACGCAATCCCATCTGACCGCGCTGGATGATGCGATCGCGGCTGGCGTGCTGGAAGTGCGCTACCCGGACGGATCGCAGGCGAAGTTCGACAGCTTCGACAAGCTGCTGGCGCGGCGGAACTGGGTGGCCGGGCAGCTGGGGGCGGCCGGAGGCGCCGCCTCTGGTCCGCTTCAGGGCCGCCGCGTGACGGTGGCGGGTTTCTGAGGCCATGGCCAATGTGCTGGATGACCTGATCGCCTGGTTCAGCCCGGGCGCTGGTGCGCGCCGGCTGGCCGCCCGCCGGGCGATTGAGGTGCAACAGCGCGCCTATGCCGCCGGGCGACGGGATCACCGGACGCAGGGCTGGCAGACGCCGGGCAGCAGCGGCACGGCGGAGGCGATGGGGGCGGCCCATGTGCGGGATCGCGTGCGAGCGCTGCTGCGCGACAATGGGTATGCCGCCAAGGCGATGAATTCGCTGGTGGACCATGTGGTGGGCACCGGAATCCTGGGAACACCGAAGGGCAAGCGCGCGCAGCAGTTGTGGACCGATTGGCAGGCGCAGGCGGATTTCGACGGGCACCACGACTGGCACGGCCTGCAGGCGCTGGCGGTGCGGGCAATGCTGGGCGACGGCGATGTTCTGATCGTGCGGAAGCGGCAGGGATGGGTGGGTTCGCCGAACATCGTGCCGCTGCAGATTCAGGTGCTGGAAGCGGACTATCTGGATGTTTCCAAAAGCGAGCGGCTGGCTGATGGCGGGGAGATCGACCGGGGTATCGAATATGATGCCACCGGGCGGAAGGCTGCCTATTGGCTGCTGCGCAGCCACCCGGGCGATGTGACGCTGCGGATCCGGGACGCCTGGAAATCAGACCGGATCCCGGCGGAGGATGTGATCCAGCTGTTCGATCGGACGCGGCCCGGGCAGGATCGTGGCGTGTCTACGTTCGCGCCGGCGGTGATGACGTTCCACGAGCTGCAGGCCTATCTGGAGGCAGAGCGGGTCCGGAAGCGGATCGAAAGCTGCCTGGCTGGATTCATCACCACGGAAGACGCGGAGATGTCGGTTTCATCCGACGGTGCGGTGGATGATCAGGCAAAGCCTGGGCTGCTGGTGGAGAAATTCCAGCCCGGCATGCTGATGCGGCTGCGCGGTGGTGAGGATGTGAAACTGACCAGCCCGATGGCCGCCAGCGGGATCGGGGAGTTCACGACGGTGCAGCTGCGCGAGATCGCGGCCGGGCTGGGCGTGATGTACGAAATGCTGACCGGTGATTTCAGTAACGTGAACTATTCAAGCTGGCGGGCCGGAAACCATGGATTCCAGCGCCGGATCGAAAGCTGGCAGTGGCTGCTGGTGATCCCGATGCTGTGCACGCGGGTGGCCAGCTGGTGGAATGATGCGGCCCAGCTGGGCGGCCTGTTGCAGAGGCCGGCCCAGTTCAGCTGGGAGCCGCCGGGTTTCGTTTCCGTCGATCCCTACAAGGATTCCCAGGCGGACCTGATGAACCTGCGGAACGGCACGGTGACGCCATCCGAATTGGTGGCCCGCCGTGGGTGGAACTATCTGGAATTCCTTTCGCAGTATGCGGAGGACCTGGCCGGCGCCGATGCGGCGTTTGCGGCCATCGGCGGGGCCAAATTCGATGGCGACCCGCGAAAACTGAAAGGACAGCAAAATGCCGGAAGCAACGACGCTGGCGCCCAGCCAGCAGGCTGAAGAGACGCGCCATGTCGGGATCGTATCCCGGGCGCTGTCGCTGCGGGCCGAGACGTTCGATGAGGCGAGCAGGACGGTGGAGGTGGTTTTCACCACAGGCGCGCGCCGGACGATGTTCGACTGGGAGCGCTGGGCCTATGTGGAAGAGGAGCTTTCGACCGAACCCGGTGCGGTGCGGCTGGAGCGCGTGAACAGCGGCGCCCCGGTGCTGGACAGCCACCAGCGGTACGAACTGGAAAACCAGATCGGCGTGGTGGTTCCCGGTTCCGCGCGGATCGAAGCGGGGCAGGGCATCGCAACGCTGCAGCTTTCGGCGCGCGAGGATGTCGCCGGCATCGTCCAGGATATCCGGGATGGAATTATTCGCAATATCTCAGTCGGATACAGGGTTTATCAGTATGATGTGACCGAGAAGGACGGTGAGCGACCCGTTTACCGCGCTGTTGACTGGGAGCCTGCCGAAATCAGCTTTGTACCTGTTCCCGCCGATGCCGGGGCGCAGGTGCGCGCCAGTGATACCGCGACGCCTTCCAGGCGTGGCGATCAACCCGCGCAGGGCGGAAATCCCTGCCTGATCCGCCGCAGCGGTGCGGCACCTGCCAAGGAGAGTATTATGCCTACCCCGAATCCGGGTGCGGGTGCCGAGCCGGCGCCCGCCCAACGTGTTGCCGATCCGGTGCCCGCCCATGTGGCACCTGCCGCCCCGGCCGCTGCGCCGGCGGCTGTCGAGCGCCAGAGCGCGGCCTTTATCCGCGAGAGCGTTCGCGCGGCCGGCCTTGATGATGCCGCCGCCGATCAGCTGATCGCGCGCAGCGACAGCGAACAGGGCTTGAGCCTGATGGCCCTGCGCGCCGAAATCGGCGAGCGGATCATTGCCCGTAACGCGGGGCAGCCAGCGCCGGTGAACCGTGTGCGGATCTCCATCGATGAAGGCGACACCCGCCGCGAGGCGATGGGTGACATGCTGCTGGCCCGGATGAACCCGTCGCATCAGCCGGGCGATGGTTCCCGCGCCATGTATCGCAGCCACAGCATGCTGCGGATGGCTGAAGAGCTGCTGGAAGCGCGCGGCGAATCTGTCCGCGGGCTGAGCCAGAATGAGATTGCCGAGCGGGCGCTGCATTCGACCAGCGACTTCCCGAGCATTCTGGCCAACACGGTGAACAAGCGCCTGCGCCAGGCCTATGGTGACGCGATGCCAACCTATCGCCAGTGGGCGCGCCGTGCGCCGAACCTGCGCGATTTCAAGCAGACGGACGTGGCCCAGATTTCGGCGATGCCCGATCTGATGGCCGTGACCGAGGGTGGTGAAATCAAATACGGCACCGTTTCCGACGGAAAGGTCAGCTATGGGCTGGTGACGTTCGGCCGGATCATCGGGGTGACGCGCCATACGCTGATCAACGATGATCTGCGGGCGCTCGATCGGTGGGCGACGGGCTATGCGGCCTCTGCCGCGCGGCTGGAAAACCGCTTCATCTATGGCCTGCTGACGGGCACCGGCACCTATGCCGGCGGCAACCTGTTCCAATCCGGCTATGGCAACCTCGCCGGCAGCGGCTCGGCGATCAGCATCACCTCGCTGGGCGCGGGCCGGACGGCCATGGGCCTTCAGAAGGGTCTGCAGGGCGAAGAGCTTCACATCACTCCGAGCTTCCTTCTGACCCCGGTGACGCAGGAACAGCTGGCGTTCCAGTACACCAGCGCGAACTATGTGCCCGCCACCCCGGGCACCATCAACGAGTTCGCGGCCGGTGGCCGTGCCTCGGTGCAGGTGGTTTCCGATCCGGTGCTGGACAGCATCTCTGCCACGTCCTGGTATCTGGCAGCGAACAGCGGGCAGGTGGACACCATCGAATACGCCTATCTGGATGGGGCGGAGGGCGTGAACCTTTCCACCCGGCAGGGCTTCAACATCGATGGCGTCGAGTTCAAGGCCCTTCTCGACTTCGGCGGGGCGGTGATCGATCACCGCGGCTTCTGGAAGAACGCGGGCGCCTGATCCTGACCATCTGAAAATCGGCACTGCGCGGACGGGCGGGGAGGCGACTTCCCGCCCGTCCGCGCGTCTGCCCCGGACTGGAGTGAGACGACATGACCAAGACCATGGTGGTGCTGAAAAGCTACGCCCATGTGGGCGGCACCTTGCGCACCAGCGCGGAAGGCCCGATCGAGGTTGACGCCGAATGGGCGGAATCCGCGCGGGAAGCCGGCCTGCTTTCCGACGATTTCGTGATTGCAGGCCCCGAAAGCGAAACTGAGGCGGAGGCTGCTGCCGCCGAAGAGGCCGCGAATATCGCGCAGGCGGAAACCGCCAAGGCCGGAAAGGCCAAGTAACCCCATCCCCCCAGCCTGCCGCGCACGCGGCAATCATCGAGATCGGAGAGACCCATGAAGAACTTCATTCAGCCGGGCGGCACGCTGACGCTGACCGCCCCCTATGCCGTGACGTCCGGGCAGGGCGCCCTTGTGGGCGCCGTCTTCGGCGTGGCAGTGACGGACGTTGCCAACGGTGCGGCCGGCCAGTTCGTGACCGAGGGCGTGTTTTCGCTGGCCAAGGCGACCGGCGCGGCCTGGACGCAAGGCGCCCTGCTGTACTGGGACAACACCAACAAGAACGTCACCACGACGTCGAGCGGCAACACCAAGATCGGCGTCGCCACCGCCCCGGCGGATTCCGCCGCCACGGTCGGCAATGTCCGCCTGAACGGCGCCTGGTAAGCCGGGGGCCGGCATGAACGGCTTCGTTGCGCTGAGGTCCGCGCTGTTTCGCACGGCGCGGGCCTCTTCCGTTTCCGTGGTGCTGGGCGGTGCCCCGGCGATCCCGGATGTGCGGGCCGTTCGCTATGACAAATCCATCGAACCCGGCTTCGACCCAACCGAGGATGGCTCTGCCTTCCGCCGGGTGCGGTTTGAAATCGAGTTCGGACAGCTTCCTACCCGCCCACTGAAGGGCGACACCATCAATGACGGCGTCACCGCCTGGACCGTTGTGGAGGTGGAGGAGAAGCCGGAAGTCGGCAGCTGGATGATCGGGGTTGAGGACAATGGCTGACGCCATCGCCTTTCAGATCGCCGAAGCCGTGCTTCAGCGGCTGTCGCCGCTGGCCGTGGAGGTCGAGCTTTCGCCATCTGGCGAGGCGCAGAGCTTCCCGGCGCTGCTGATCGATGATGAGGGCGAGCAGATCCTGCAGCAGGATTGGCAGACCGTGCGCGCCCGGCTGCTGCTGAGCGTGGAGGGCAGCGTGCTGGGCGGCGGCGCGGATGGCCAGCGCACGGCGCGCAACCTGGATGCCGCCATGGTGGCGGCGCTGATGGCCGACCAATCGCTGGGCGGGCTGGCAACCCTGATCAATCTGGGCGCTGCGACATTCCAGCGAGTGAAGCTGGCCAGCAAGCCCGGCGTGCAGTTCCAGCGCCAGCTGGACATTGAATTTTCGTACCTGACCACAGACCCCACCGCCATCGGCGGCTGAACCCCTTAACCTGAAAGGAGACCCCCCATGGCGGGCGAGATTCGCACGCGGAATGCCGCGTTCCTGTTGAAAGAAGAAACGAGCGAGGGTGTCGATGCCGCCCCCACTGCCGCCGATGCCATCCTGGTGGAAGAAGTCACCTCTGGCGTGGGCACCAGCTTCATCGAATCCACCGAGGTGACGGGTTCGATCGATGCCGGCGCCCCTGCCGTGATCGGCGCGCCGACGAGCTGGAGCCTGCGCGCCCGGCTGCGCGGCACGGTTGGCGCGCCGGGCGCAGGCAATCTGCCGAAGATCGATCCGCTGCTTCAGATCATGGGCTTTCAGCGGGTGGTGCAGCCGGCGGTGGCGGCAGCGGCCCTGCAGGCGGGATCGGCCACCACGGCGACGCTGGACAGCAGCTTTTCGAACGTGGCGCAGGCCTATCGCGGAATGCCGTTGATCATCACAACGGGCGTGCATGCCGGCCGAGTGGCGATGATCACCGATTATTCCGCCGCCCGTGTCGCCACCCTGTCGGACACGTTCGATCCGCCGCTGTCCGCCAGCTTCCAGGCCAGCATTCCGGCGTGCGTGCTTTACAAGCCGCGATCCAGTGGCATTCCGGCCGACACGGCCTATCACTATCGCGACGGGCTGCTGCGCAAGCTGCTTGGCGCGCGGGCGACCGGATCGATCCAGATGGACGCAGGCAATATCCCGTTCATTTCCGCGACGCTGACCGGCAACTTCGGCGGGGAAAGCGATGCTGCGATCCCGGCCGGCGCGAATGCCGCGGCCACGCTGGCGGCGCCGCTGTTCGTGCAGGGCGCACTGCCCAGCCCGGCGTTCACGATGGACCGCAAGGCCGTTGGGATCGGCACCTTCAGCATCGACATCGGCGCCCAGCTGACCAGCCCGGCAGACCCGAACACCGTGAACGGGTTTGGCGGCGGCCTGCTGGTGAGCCGGGACATGCGGATGAACATCAATCCGCAGACGCAGCTGGTGGCCACGGCCGACGTGATCGGGCAGCTGCAGGCGGGCGCGAATTTCCCGGTGGCCGCGAAGGCGGGCAGCATTGTCGGCAACCGCCTGGGCCTGACGGCGCCCAGCGCCCAGATCATCGAAGCGCCGGATCAGGATGATTCCGGCATCCAGCGGCGCCAGATGCAGCTGAAGCTGAACGGTGCGGACGCGGGCGTGTTCCTGGTGTTTTACTGATGGCCGTGATCGGAAGAGCGCCGCTGCGCATCGAAGTTCCGGCGGCGCTGAACCCCAAATCGCCCGTGTATTTCGGGCGTGTGGCAGGCGTAACCGACCGTGCCCTTTTCGAAGCCGAGCTTTCAGCCCCCCCATGGAATGCTGGCCGTGTTTTCGATTTCCAGCTGGTGGATGCCCTGGAAGCGTCTGTGCAGGAGCGTCTGGATCCGGAACTGGCGGCCCCGCTGCTGGATGTGCTGATGCGGCTTCGTCACGATCCCGGCAGTCTGACTGTGAATGATCGGGGTGTTATTGCCGAGATGGAAGAGGCGGAAAGCCAGAGGCCTGGCGCCTATGCTTCCCTGCTGGCAGCCCGGCGCAGGCGCGCCAGCCTGTTGCCACTTCTGGCGTTGCGCCGGTTCCTGACAGGATGGGACCGGCCAGAGCCTTTCGTTCTGGCCCACGACGGGGGCCCCGACGAGGCGACGCTGGAACTGATCCCTGAAACAGAAAGGCTGTGGCTGGGAAGTCAGTTGTGGGCCCGGCAGAAGGTGCAGCCTGATGAGGGAAAGCCCTCGCCGTCGCCGCCTCCGTCGCCGCCCGCCCCGGCGACTTCAAAGGCGGGCGGCGGCCGCAAGACGGCGGGCCGGGCTGGGAAATCGCGGGCGAAATCTACCCGCTGAACCCCGCGCTGGACCTGCCCCAGTGGGTGTTGGACGTTCGCGACCTTTGGCAGATTTGCAGGGATCAAGAAGGCGGATTGCGTCACCTGCCGTTCGGCGGCGGGGCGGCTGAGCAGCCGGCGTGGCTGATGGAGGCATTCGAACTGCTCGAGGCGCAGTTCCAGAAGGTGAGGCCGAGGCGTGAGACATAACCAGAGCCGGTATGTGGACGTCACGTTCGACGCATCGGCGTTCAGCGGTGGCCTGCTCGTGACGACTGACGGGTTGCGCCGGGCGGCGCGCACGGTGGTGACACGGCAGACAAGGGCCGCAGAGAAAGCCCTGGAGGGCGCGACAAGAACGGGAACTCGAGGGGCCCTATGGCGGGCCTGGGCCTCGGAGATCTATCCGAAATCCGGCCTGGCGAATGCGCCCGCCGGCGAAATCTATTTGAATGGGGGCGCGCGAACCCGGGGCGCCATGGTGGCGAATGCCTATGGGGCCAGGATCCGGGGGCTGCGCGGGCAGATGCTGGCCATTCCGTTTCCCTATTGGCGCGAACGCTTCGCAGAGAGGGGGCGCTATGCACGCGCGTTGTCGCCCATGCTGTTTGTTGCCCGTAGTGGCCTGAAGCTGAGGTTGCTGCCTCGGCGCGGGAAACCATCTTTGTTGATCGTGGACTGGCGCGCCGCTGGCCGCACAGGGCTGGCGGCGCGAGAGGTGACGCCGGTGTTCCTGCTGCTGCCGGAATCTATTCTTGAAGGCCGTTTTTCGGTCGAAGGCGAGCTGGCTCCGTTTCAGCAGCGGCTTCCGCTGGATTTCACCAACGAGATGGTTTCAGTGATCGCGCGGGAGTTCGGGAGGGCCTTCTAGTCCTCTTCTGGTTTCAGGGCCTTCAGGATGGCCGCCCTCTGCAGGGTGGATGTGACGCAGTACGGAATCAGGGTGAGTGCGATCGCCATTGCCATGCCGGCTGCTTCCTGCGGGGCGCCGTTGGCGAGCATCAACGTAGAGAAGAACATCAGCGCGGCGAGCCCCGCGCAGATGAGCGTTATTTTTTGCATGATCAGCATCTTTTCAGGGGCCTTTCGATGGAGATTAACTGGTGAACAATCAGGCCACCATCAATGCCAGGTTGCAAGTCAACACTTCGGAATTCGATGAGAAGACAAAGCGCTCCCTTGATGTGTTCAAAACCCGGGCCAGTCAGGCCGGGGATGAGGCTGCCGTGAGCCTTAGCGGCGGAATCGATGGATTCACGACCAGTTTCCCCTCGAAGCTTGGCAAGGCGGAGGCGGGGCTTGCGGCCTTTCGAGGTGCGGCCGTTGCGGCCGGCGCGGGGATCGGTGTTGTCGCTGGTGCGACCTACGAATTCGTCCGAATGGCGGGTCAGTTCGCGGATGATCTGTCCACTGCGGCCGAGCAGGCGAACATCAATGTGGAGCGGTATCAGACCCTGACGGAGGGTCTGCGCAAGCTGGAGATTTCCGGGAATCAGGCAGATCAGATCTTCCGCAGGCTGACCAATACCCTGGGGGAAGTGCAGGGCGGAACAGCTGCGAAGGGGGTGGAAGCGGCGCTGGACAAGATGGGCGTCAAGGCGCGCATCCTTTCCGGCGAAATCGAGACGACGGACCAGCTGTTCGATGCGATCGCGGCGAGCGCCGGGCGATTCGGCACCGAGGCGGAGTATACGGCCAGTGTCGTTGATGTTGTTGGTCGCGGGGTCGGTGTTCAACTGGCGGCGGCGCTGCGCGATGGCGGGGATGCCCTGCGTGAGCAGGAAGAGGCTTTCCGGGCTGCTGGCGCTGTGATCGAGGAGGATTATATCCGCCGTCTGGCCGACGCGAACGAGAAAATCGACGCGTTCACTAGCCGGCTGAAGGGGCTGGCCGTTCAGTCCGCCGGTTTCGTTCTCACCGTTGTTGAGGATACATCCGACGCGATTTCCGAAATGGTCCGGGATGCGTTGAATGCGCTGGACCGGCTGGCTGGCGTTGGGCCATCTGTCTCCGCAGCCGCCACGATGAAGCCGAACCGCGATCGGGAGCTTTCCGCCATCAGCGCGCTGCCGGCCGGTTCCGATGCCCGCCGGCAGCTGGAAGCCCGCTATTATCAGACCTTCGGTGAAAGTGCGCCTGAAGGCGATATCGTGGTGACTGGGAAGAGGTGGACGAAAGACGATGCGCGGGCAGAGGCTGAAGCGAAGCGCGAGGCGGCGAAGCTGGCCCGGGAACAAGCGGATGCCGAACGCAAGGCGGCGGCGGCCCAGCGCGAGGCAGCCTCTGCCGCGAAGGCGCTGGCTGGCGAAAACGACCGGCTGGCGCGCACATATGGCAACATCACCGGCCCGTCGGCGGCCTATGAGAAGACCCTTGCCGAAATCGCGACGGCCGAACAGCGCGGGCTGCTGACCACGCGGGAGGTGATCGATGCCAGGATCGCCGCCTGGGAGAAGCTGGAAGAGGCGCAGCGGCGCGTGCTGGATGCGGAGCTGAAGGCGGGCGGTTCCACCCTTTCGGCGGCGAACGACAATGTGCTGAGCTGGCGTACATCTTCCGACGATCAGGGCCTTGAGGCCAGCGTGAACCGGCTGCTGGAACGGGCCGGCTTCGGTGTCGAGAAGGTGGCCGACAGGTTCGAGAGCGAGGGGATCAAGGCCGCCCAGGCCATCGCGCAGATTTTCGGCGGGAAGGTGGGTGGCGAAGTATCGAAGATCGCCGGGGTTCTTCGTGGGCTTTCCACGGGGGATTTCACCAGCGTGGGCGGAAAAATCGGCGGCGCTGCAACGCTGATCGCCCAGGACAAGGATACGCGAAAAGCCCTGAAGGAAGCCTTCGCCCCCGTGACCGAGGGGCTGGAAAAAACCTTCGACAACGTTCTTTCCGAGCTGGGGCTGGAGGGATCCAGCGCCGGCGGGCTGGCCTCTGCCGGCCTGGCCGGGTTCGGGATCGGCAGTGCGCTGGGCGGCAATCTGGAATCCGGCATCGGCGGGGCTGTGGGTGGCATGGCCGGCAGCGCCATCGGCATGGCCGTGGGCGGCCCGATCGGGGCCGCGGTGGGTCAGGCGCTGGGATCGGTAATCGGCTCTGGTATCGGCGGGCTGTTCGCCAGCGCGAAGAAGGGCAGCGTCACGCTGGGCAGCAGCGGCGGGGAAGTGACCGTGGGCGCGGCCACGGGGAACAGCGCTTCGCGGAAGGCCAACGCCAGCGAGCTGGGCGGCAGCGTGGCCGATACGCTGAACAGCATCGCGAAGGAGCTGGGCGCCGGCATCGGCAGCTTCGCCGTTTCGGTGGGGCAGCGCGATGGCGTGTTCAGCGTGGACCCGACCGGCCGGGGGATGGTTTCCAAGAAATATGGCGCCGTGCAGTTCGAAACGGCGGAGGAGGCCGCGCGGTTCGCCATTCAGGACGCGATCAAGGATGGCGCCTTCACCGGCCTGACCCAGACGGTGGTGAATGCCCTGCGGAACGCCAGCACGCTGGAACAGGGGCTGGATGATGCGGTGCTGATCCAGTCTGTCGCGAAGCGGCTGGCGCAGATCGATGATCCCGTGGGCGCCGCGATCGAGGCGCTGAACGACGAGTTCGAGGATCTGCGCGACACGCTGATCGCGAACGGCGCCACTGTGGCGGAGCTGGCCGATGCGGAGCGGCTGTACAATGAGGAACGATCCACCCTGCTGAAGGCCAGTATCGCCACCCTGAAGGAATTCCAGAGCAGCCTGAACGTGGGCAGCGGCAGCCCGCTTTCCCTGACGGATCAGCAGGCGGCGGCGCAGAAGGCGTTCGCGGCCTTCGAATCCGACATTCTGGCCGGGCGCGATATCGACCAGGCGGCCTATACCAAGGCGGCGCAGGATCTGCTGGACGTGACGCGGCAGATCGATGGCGGCACCGCCGGCTTCTTCGCCCAGTTCGATCGGGTGCAGTCGCTGACGGCGAAGGCGATCAGCGACCTGGAGAATGTGGCGGCGATCCGCGAAGGGCCGTTCGCGCAGAAAACGGCGGAATCCACGGCGGCAACGGCGCAGTCCACGGCCGCGCTGCTGAACGCGCAGAATACAGCGATTCAGCAGAATGCGCAGATCATCAGCCTGCTGCAGGCGCTGGGTGGCGGCGGCAGCGGATATGATGCCGCCGCGCTGGCCGGTTTCGTGAGGGCGGCGTGATGGGGGGTGGGGACACGGCGCGACGCGCCGCAAGCGCGACTGCGCGCCCGAGCCAGTGCGAGGCAAGCCAAGGGCGCGGATGCGCCCGCCCGGCGTATGAGGGAAAGAAATAATGCCTGCGTTGGCGGCGGACATCGAGGCGGCCACGCGCCCCAATGGGGTGACGCTGGATACCCAGGCGGATCCTGCCGTGCTGGCGGCCTATCCGAACGCGATTGATGGCTCTGCCAGCCCGGCCGGGGGCTACTGCGACGACATGGCCCACACCGCGCTGCTGAACGCGCAGCGGTTCGCCCTGCTGAAGGTGCCGCGGCGGCGGTTCCGCACGGAAGCGGACCGCGACCTGCCCGCGCTGCGCACGAACGGCAGGACGCCGACAGTGCAGGCGGTGGATAGCGAGGTACGGGCCAACGGCCCCTTTCTGGTGAGCGGCTGGAGCTTCGACCGGGACAGCGAGAGGACGGGGATCGAGATCTATGGCTGACGGGTTTCTGCTGCGATCCCTTTCGTTCACGACAAGCGATTTCATCGCGATGCAGGCCGGAACGTCGGGCGCCTATACCGGCAACGATTTCATGGGCATGGTCGCCCGCACGGATGCGGCTGGCGTGAGCTGGCAGGTCCGGTTCGATCTTGGCGCGGCGCTGCCTGTGGATACGATCGCGGCCCTGAACAGCCTGTTCGCAGACGGGGCGGCCTGGTATGTGACAGCCGGGAACGATCCGAGCTTTGCCACCTATGGCTATCAGCAGTTTTACACTGCCGGCGCAGAGCTGCCGAATTCCGCCGGGCGGCGCCACCTGCTGCACATGGGGCCGACGCAATCCTATCGATACTGGCTGATCACCATCGAATCGGCGCCCGGCCTGCGGGTTGAAGTGGCACGCGTCCTGTTTGGGGTCCGCTCTGCCTATGGCCGGAACTTCAGCTTTGGCGCCCAGCGCGGGGCTGAGGACCTTGGGGAGATCGATCATTCATCCCGCGGCGCGACGCTGAGGCGGCGCGGGCGGAAGCTGCGCACGCTGGGCCTGGGCTGGCAGATGCTTTCCCAGGCCGAGGCGGAGGGGTTCACGCTGCCGCTGCTGGAAGAGGCGGGCAACACCGATTTCGTGCTGGCCTGCCTGAACCCTGATCCCGATCCGCAGCGCAGCAGGCGAATTTATTACGGGAACCTGACCGGTGATCTTTCCCTGACCTGGCGGAACCACAATATGTGGGAAAAACGCCTTCAGATGCAGAGCGTTATTTAGAGATGCCCGCAGTTCTGGCCGAAATCTCCCCCTACGATCCGGTCGCAGGGGCAACGGTGACGCTGCGCGTTTCGACAGATGATGATGCGCGTGTGTGCGCGCTGAACGGGCAGCCCTGGTGGCCGGTGCTGATGAAGGCCGGGAAGGCCAGCGCCACCAGCTTCGACGCGAGCTTTCCCGGCTTTGCCGCGACGCCGACGGACAGGATCGAAATCGACCTGTCCGCGTTTCCGGATTCCGCGCGCTATAGCTGGGGCGACCGGCCTGTGCGGCTGTGGCTGGGGGAGCCGGGGCAGGCCTGGCCCTGGACATTGGATTTTCAGGGGCTGGTGGCGGCGGCCGCCATCAAGGATGGCCGCATCGCCCTGACCATCCGGCCGGATGACGCCTGGCTGGATCGGCCCGTGCTGGGAACCTATGCGGGCACCGGCGGGCTGGAAGGGCCGGCGGCCCTTGCCGGTGCGGCAAAGCCGCTGGCGCTGGGGCAGCCGAAATATCTGGCGCCGGTGCAGATCGATACGGTGCAGAATGTGTGGCAGTGGCATGGCGCGGGTGCGGCCGGCGGCGTCATCGCGGCGCTGGATCGCCTGGTGCGCTATCCGCCATCGCTGGGGGATGATGCGACGCTGGCGGCGCTGATCGCGGCCACCATCCCGCCCGGCAGTTACCGCACCTGCAACGCGCAAGGGCTTGTTCGGTTCGGTGCGCCGCCGGCCGGGCCGCTGACGCTGATCGTGAACGGGGGTGTGTGGGATTCGGTGCAGCCGCGACGCGCGGGGGCCCTGATCCGCCGGATCGCCCTGCTGGCGGGGGCGACACCAGACCAGATCGATGCCGCCAGCCTTGCGGCGCTGGATGCCGGCGCACCCTACAACATCAGCCTGTATCAGGCCGAGCAGATCACCGCGCGGGACCTGATCGCGCGGATCGCGGCAAGCATGAACGGGCTGGCCCGCATCAGCCTTTTGGGGAAGCTGGAGGTGATCCTGCCGGAAATCGGCACGCCGGTGCTGACGCTGGCGGCTGACGGTTCGGCCGAACCGCAAGTTCTGCCGCTGGAGCTGCTGGAAACCGGCGCGCCGACATGGCGGCTGCAGATGGCCGGGAACCCGTGCTGGCGGGTGCATGGGGCCGGCGAATATTATGAGCCGCCGGCCGGTGCGGATGGCGCGGATGGCGTCGACGGGGTGGACGGCGCTGACGGGAAACTGATCGAGTTCGTCTGGAAGCGTGCGGCGACAGCGCCGGCAACCCCGACAGGAAACGGGGTCCCGGCGGGCTGGAGCGATGATCCGCCGACGGGCAGCGCCCCGCTGTGGATGAGCAAGGCCAAGCAGGAACTGGACGGCACGCTCGTCGCCGGCGAAAGCTGGTCTGCCCCAATCCGGCATGACGGGCCACCGGGCGCGGATGGCGCAGACGGGGTGGACGGCGTCTCTGCGTTCACGGCCTGGCTGACCCGGCCGACCGTGACGCTGGCCTGCGATTCATCGGGCGCCCTGCGGCCGGGGGAACTGGCCAAGGCGTCGGGGCAGATGCGTGGCAGCTATGCCGGCGCCGACGTCACCGCGAGCTGCACGTTCAGCAAGATCGCCGAATCCAGCCTGATTTCCGGCGCAATCAGCAGCGGCGGGGCCTATTCACTGCTGAGCATCGGCAGTGTCGAAAGCGGCGTCATCACGTTCCGGGCCAGCTATGACCCGCCCGGATCGGACCCGGCTGTCAGCCAGGACATCGATTTCGTGATCACGAAGGCCCCGCGGGGGGCAGCCGCAATCCGGGCGATGGATGATGACCCGGCGGTTCCCACCACCAGCATGGCCGGAATCAGCGATATCCTGATCATGCCGGTGGCCAACGGCACCGTCATCAGCATCAGTGCCTATGCCGGCTATATCGGCACCGGCAGCAGCGGCACCTGCAACGTGCGCCTGAAGGCGGTGTGGCGCTATGCCGGCGATGCCAGCTGGACGGACGCATCCGCCTATGTCGAGGGCGTGGCCAGCTATTGGGATGCACTGGATTCCGCTTGGTATGGCGGGATGTGCAGCTATTCGACGACGCTGGGGGGGTTCACGACTGACGACGTGATCGAGATCCGGCTGGAGGGTCAGCGCCTTGGGCAGCCCATCAGCGCGCCCAGCTTCAGCGGGAACATCGTGGCGGAGCGGACGGCATGACGATCTGGTGCCTGATCGATGCCGGAACCGGCGAACTGCGCCGGACCCTGATGGACCACCCGGAGGGGCAGGGGCTGGATCTGGATGGCCTGGAGGTGGTGGAACTGCCCGCACCCCCGGATCCGCATGCCACGATATGGGATCCATCGGCCCGCGCCTTCGTGCCGCGCGTGCCGGCGCTGCGTGCGCGCGAGATCTACAACCTGTTCACGGCGCAGGAAAAGGCCGCGATCCACGGCAGCGTGTATGCACCCGTGCAGGGGCTGATTTCCGCGCTGCTGTTCGCGGAGGGGCCGATCGCGATGAACAGCCCGTTTCACATCAACGGCGTCGGCCTGCTGGCGCAGCTGGGCCTGCTGACTCCTGAGCGGGCGGCCCAGGTGCTGGCGTTCGAGCCGCCGCCAACAAGTTCGGGCATCCCGCCCGGAGACTGAGAGAGGACTGACGATGGAAAGCTATCTGCCCCTGATTATGGCCGCTGTGGTCGGCCTGGCCGTGATCCTGCTGGCGCGCTCGCGCGGGAAATCGCCCACCGGAAGCGGGGCCGGCGCGCCGCGTGAGCCGAACGGCCGCGAACAGGAAAAATGACCCGCGCCCTGCACCTGCTGGCCGGGCTGCCGGTGGCGCTGCTGCTGATCTGCGGGCGGCCGTGGGTGGTGCGGGCGATGATTTCAACTGCTGGCGAGAGGACAGTGAATGAGCGGTCGCGGCCTGCCCACGAACGAGGATCTGATGGTGGAGCTGCACGCGATCAGCGCCCGGCTGGATCGGGGGGATAAACGCTTCGCCGAGCTGGACGAAAAGCTGCGCCACCTGAGTGGGGTGACAGAAGCCGCCGCCACGCTGGAAACCGTGGCGCAGACCTGGAAGCTGGCGAGCCTTGGCGGCCGGATCGTGAAATGGCTGGCCAGCGTGGCGGCCGCGATCGGGGCGCTGTGGGTGTTGCTGAACGACGGGCCGAAGGCATGATGGACGCGCCCAACCCTCTGCCCGGCCACCCGGATTATCCGCTGTTTCTGGCCCGCGCCCAGCTGCGGTCAGCCGTTCTGCAGGTGGTGGCGGGGCTGGAAGCGCTGGGCGAGATCGATGCGCCCGGCGTGGTGGCCCGCGCGCTGTGGGATCTGGCGATGGAGCATGATGCCGAACGGGCCGCGAAGGTGGTGCCGTTGATGCCGCCCAGCGAGCGTGGCTGCCGCGCCTGAAAACCGGCGTCCGCGCCGAACCCTGAAAGGACTGAGATGAACGAACCTGCCTGGCTGGCGGAAGCCAGGCGGCTGATCGGCGTGCGCGAAACGCCGGGGGCCGCCAATAATCCGGTGATCATGGGCTGGGGCAACCGCCTGGGCGCCAAGGTGCTGGGCATCGCCTATGGCGCCGATTCGGTGCCATGGTGTGGCCTGTTCGCCGCGCACTGCGTGGACCGCGCCGGGTTCCGCCCGCCGGCCATCGCCATCCGGGCCAAGGCCTGGGCAGGGTGGGGCGGGCCCATCAGCCTGGCCGCCACGCGCCCGCCGCTGGGCGCGGTGGCCGTGTTCGAGCGGCAGGGCGGCGGCCATGTGGGCTTCGTGGCAGAGGTGCACCGGGACGGTTCGCTGGGGATCCTGGGCGGAAACCAGGGGGACGCAGTGAACATCCGCCGCTTCGCCCGCGATCGGCTGGTGGCGCTGCGCTGGCCGGCCGGCGCGCCGATGGCGGATTCCGCGCCCTGGGCGAAAACGCCGGGCGTGCGCACCACGGGGGAGGCGTGAAGCCGCCACCGGCCGGGTGGCGGCCGTGGATCTATATGGCGGCGATGCTGGGCGGCGGGATCGTGATGACCCTGCTTGCGATCTGGCTGGTGGTGCTGATCCGCTGGGATTGGCCGCGCGGAACCGAGGCGCAGCGGCTGGGCATTCTGGGTAACGCGCTGCTGGGCACGCTGGCGGGCGCCGGGCTGGTGCAGCTGGGGCTGGTGGTGCGGAACCTGATCCGGAACCTGCGGGGATCGGTGGGGCCGGATGGCGTGAGCTTCGAGGCGGTGAGCCATCGAGACGGAGGAACGGACGATGAGGGCGAAGACGATCCTGGGCCTGCTGGCGCTGGTGGCGGCGGGCCTGCTGGCGGCCTGGGCGATCTGGGCGGTGGTGATCCGGCCGGGCCAGAATGCGGACGCGGCGGCGCAGGGCAGGGCGGATGCGATCGTGGCCGGGGGGGAGGCGGCGAAGGCGGCAGCGGTGGTTCCGATCATCGAGCGGCACTTCATGGAGAGAGAGAGGATCGAGCGTGTCACGATCGAAGGTAACGAGCGAATCCTGGCCGCTGAGGGCGCGCAGGTTCGCATTCCTGCTGCTGTCGATCGGGCTGGCCGTGCTGCTCTCTGCCTGCACCAGATCTATCGTGGTGACCCGGCCTGCCAGCAGCTGCCTGACGCTGATCCCGCAGACGGTGAAGGCCCCGACGCCGGGCGCCCCGCTGCCGAAGGATGACACGGCCGGCCAATGGGTTGCGTTCGGACACAGCCAGACGGGCCAGCTGGAACAGGCGAACCGCGACAAGGCGATCGCCATCGAGATCGTTGAGGGGTGCGAGGCCCGCGACGCCGAGACGGTGAAGGCCCTGACGAAGCGCCGCGGCTGGTTTCGCTGA